ATCTTTCAGATATGTTGGTTGGACTGCAACGCCAAGATCTAATGATGGAATATTGGCTTGATTGCAGAAAAATGCAACAGCAGGACTTCTCTTCAGTGAAAATTTAAATCCTGTTGGTGAAAGAAAGTTTCTATTGTCAAGTGGTGTTCCTGGTCTATCTTTAGCAGATTTTCTTGTTGCCATTATTCACTCACTACGGTAGCATTTGACCATCCACCATTTCTACCATCTGGATTTACCATCAGGTTATTTGCTTCTTCTTCAGTTTCATAAGTTACTTTTTGGGAAGCATCATCAGACCATCTATTGTCACCTTTGTAATACAAAGTAATTGAAGAATCAACAAGGGCGGGTTTAGTAATGTAATATGCCATGGTGTGTTTTTTAACTATTTATTCGTTAGCATAAAAAAAGGACCCCGAAGGGTCCTTGATTAACTCTTGTGAGTATTGATCACATGAGGTTCTTAACTGCAACTCTTCTGTAGTAGCGGTTGCTGTTAACACGAAGACGACCTGCGCCAACGGTGGTTCCTTCAGCGAATGGGTTTGCGACCATGCCGTAGCGGGTCTTAAAGCCAATCTTGGGCTGGAAGGTGTTCTCGCCAACGGCACGAACCATCTGAAGAGGAACGTATGGGCAATAGAACAGACCTGCGTCATAAGGTGAAGAACCCTTATAACCGACAACGTAGTACTGGTTGCCTGCGCTTGCGTTACCTGAGGTCAGGTTTGCAGAATAAGGATCGATATAAACACGATACTTACCTTGCAGAACACCAGCGAAGGTGTTACCAGTGTCATCAACGTTCAGGTTAGCGTTGAGTGCTGGGGTGTAATCCAGAACGCCAGCCATGGTGAGGGCGGAAGCAACGTCTGCGGAGCAGAGGATCATGTTGCCCTTTCCTCTACGAGTGCGCTGTGCAATTGCGTTAGCATCGCGCTCGATTTGGAACAGGAGACCCTTGAACTTCTCAACCGACCAACGACCATTGGAGTCGATGTCAAGGTCGAAGATACCAGCAGTAGCGGTGTTAGAAACAGCACCTTGCTCAGCAACCTTATAGACGGTTCTGATGACTTCACGGTTGATCTCAGCCAGAATCTCAGAAGAGAGAATGTTGGCGAGTTCCGCTTCAGCATTCAGACCATGGATTGCCTTGAGGTCCTGTGCCAGTTCCAGGGAGTACTCTGCTTTGAGTGCTCTTGACTTTGCGGTAACGGTGACTTTCTCGATCGAGAAAGCCATTTCGTTGAAGGCGTCATTGGAAGTACCGAGATCTTCAGCGTCGTCGGTACGCATACCCTGACCAACGTTATAACCGGTTGAAGAAGCGGTTGCAACGGGGTTGAGGGCAGATGGGTTGCTACCTGCTTGTGCGGTAGTACCCAGACCAGCAGCAGCATCAGAGAAGCCATTAGTCAGATCGAATCCTTCGTTCTGACCAGAGAATGCGGTATCTGCTTCGTCGAACAGAGCCTCCGTACCACCCTGAGTGCTGTACTTGGAGCGCATTGCGAAGATCAGTCCAGTAGGACCAGACATTGGCTGAACGCCAGCCAGGTCATAAGCGACCAGGTTAGGCATTGAGCGACGGATCAGGGAGATCAGAACAGGGTCGAAACCTGCAACTGTCTGACCACCTGAGGAGGTGTATCCACCATTACCAACAGAGTTGGTAGGTTGTTCTGCAATCATGCCGCCGTGCTCAAAGGCGACTTGCTCTTGCATGAATCTTTCTTGGTTTTCCAGCAGGACGGCGGTTACCGCTCTACGATGGGGATCTGAGATTTTGTCAAGACCCTCATAGTTGAGGAGAGGTGCCCACTTTTCCTGCAGATGCTCTGATTGGAACATTTGCGTGTACCTGTAAAGTTTACGTTTGATTTAATAAATTCAGTTTGCTAAGGTCGAACCCAGCGTTCTCAAGTATGCAGCCATAGAACCTGTGTATGACTCAGGCGCTGCGTTGTCTACACCCTCGGAAAGGGTTTCGGTTTTAGCAGCCGCAGACTCTTTCTTGGAAGCGAAATACGATTCCTTCAGAGTTTCCAGCTTCTCACGATATGTTTCTTCACTTTCAAACTCTACACTTTCGGCAAGTGAAGCGAGCTTCTCTTTCTGAGTCTGTGCAAGACCTTCAGAGACTTGATCTAAAACCCCATCAGCAACCGACTCTGCGAGACGCTTGTTAAGGGAGATGTTCTTCTCAATTTGCTCGTTGAGTTTTGTCTCCATTTCATCAAGTTTGTTTACCATGCTCTCAACAACATCATATTTTTCGTCAGGGATTGAAACATAATGCTCTTCAAAAAGACTTCTCATTCCATGCAGGAATGATTCGGTCATCTCGGTCTTGAGTGCATGTTCAATGACCAGTGCGTTCTCAGTGAACCACTCGTCTGAAACATACTCAAGATAAGAATCAACTCGCTCTGCGAGTTCTTCTTTTGCTTCAGCAACTTGCTCTTCGAGTTTAGCAGCGTACTGCGCCTCAAGAGATTCTTTTACTTCAGCAACCTTGGACTTAAGCGCGGCCTCAAAAATAATTTTGGCCTTCTCTCTGAATTGCTCAGAGAGTTCTTCGCCGCCAAGAAGTGCATTGACATCTTCTTCGATATCAACTTCGTCTTCTTGAACTTCTTCTTCTACTACTTCGTCAACGATCTCTTGATCTTCCTCAATCATTTCTTCATCATCGAGGATTTCGTCTTCCTTAATGCCTTTCATGGGTTCTGCTGCTTTTGCTCCTTTGTTGACAACATCCTTAACACCCTTGAGGGTAGCACCAGGAGTGTTCAGCTTTGCTGAATCATCGTCTGGTCTATAGTTATCGGGGGTAGGACCACCGAGATCTTCGTAGGAACCCGCGACTGAAGTATCCATTGCTTCTGCTGGTTTCGCTCCGGCATTGACAGCAGTCTTGGATTGCTTTGTGCCTACTTCCATTTCTTGTAATTGTTTACCACGAGACATTTGAACGCTCCGATTATCCTGGATTAAAATCTATATTTATTTATAAATTAAAATATTTTATGTATAGTAATCAAATACTATTCAGAAAATCATTGAACAGATTCAGTTTCTGTTCATCAAGTCTTTTTTGATCAACTAAAGTGTTGATTCTCTTGTATGTTTTTTGTGCATACTTCTCACGAAGAATGCCACCATCCCATACCCACTCTTTTCCTTCCATGATACCTTCAACGAAAGCATCAGGAGCGGAAGGATCAGCAACGATATCAGCAGCAGTTGCTAACATGAAGTCGTCACCAACAACATTGATTCCCTCTCTTGTCATTTTGAGTGAACCAATACCACGAGAAGAAACACCCAACTTAACACCTTCATCAATCAGATTCTTAGCAATTCTACCCATTGGGGTGTCAAGAATCTTTGCTTTTCCGATAAAGTTTGAACCGCTTTCTCTCAAAGAAACAATCTTATGAGAAACACGATCAAGGTTAACAGTGGGTCCATCGGGGTGACCTAATTCTCCAAGTGCTCTTCCTGCTACAACGTGATTTTCGTTATAGCGAGAAACTTCACGGCGGAGAGTCTCCATGGGATACATACGACCATTACGGTTCTTAATGTTACCCTGGAGGAAAACTCCCTCAATGTACAGCGACTGTTTACCGTTGCGTTCTTCAACGATAAAATCAACTGTTTCGATTTCTTCTCTGATAAGTTTCATTGGTTTTAAGCGGTGACTCCTACTCTTGCAACTTTAATGGTTGCGCTGCCGATATAATAAATTGAATCTTCTGGATGCTTCTCAATTGTTTCAACAGAACCATCTTTAATAGTGATAGATCCAATACCAGAATAATTAGCATCCTGTACAAATAAAACTGCTGCAGCGCCAGAATTGTTGTAAATTCTAACAAATCTTGCAGAATCAACGGTCGTTGAGTTACCAATGCCCGTAGCTAATTGTTGTTCACCAGCAGAAATGATTATCCTTGACATTGTTACACAGAATTTTTATTTATTTATAATTATCACACACCATCATCGGTGTACTCAAGATCCTCATCCTCTGCATTTGGATCGCCAAAAGTTTGTGACGCTACATAAGGACGGAAAGCATCAATCTTCTCTGCAGATTTTGCAAAGAGGAGTTCTTTAATCTTGTCACTGATCTGAGAGGGTGACTCATCAGTTGTGATCATATCTAAAAGGTCATCCATTTAAGTGTATTATGTACAACTAAAAGGTATTTATATCTCTCCGCCTTTGGGGAGTTCTGGTGCCTCAGCTGCAGACCCATCTATTTCTGGTTCCATGACTGGAGCACCCAAATCCATTCCTGCAGCTGAGTCTAAAGGCATACCAGTTTCTGGATCAACTGGTGCATTTGGATCGGGAATAATGCCTTTTTTGATTTCATCCTCAATCAACTTATCTTGCTCCAGAATCTCAATATCAGTCTGACGAAGAATCTTACGTCTTACATAATCCTGAGAGTAATATTTGCCAATGTATGGTTCTGCAGTTTGAGCAAGAGTCAGTCTTTCGTTGAGAAGTTCTGCTTCTTTCAATTCGGAGAAGTGATTGTCATAAAGGAAATCATATTGAATGTGCTCACTCATGACTTCCCAATCTTCAGGAGTGATAATATTTTTCAGAATAAGTTGAGTCTTCAGCATGTCATTAAACATATTGGAGAATCTCTTTCTCAAACGACCAACAAACTTGGTGAACTTGAGTTCGTCTCTCAGGATTTCAGAAGATCTACCCAGATTAAATCCACCTTCTCCGTCCATTCTGCTTGGCGGTACATTAAGGGACCTGTAAAGTTTCTTTTTAAAATATTCAATGTCTGTGATTTCTCCCAAGTTTTGACCGCCAGGAAGAGTAGAAATTTCAGTTCCACGTCCTCCCTCTCTTCTTGGCAGCCAGAAATCTTCAAGCATAGCCATGTATTTTTTGTCATCACGGATTTCTCCAGTGTCTGCATTATAAACTAACTTATTGCGATAACGCATCATAACATCACGAAGATATTGTTCTGCCTTTACCTTAGGAAGATTGCCAACATCAATATAGAAAATTCTACGCTCAGGTGCTCTTGACAATCTGTAGATAACAAGAGAATCCTCAATCATACGAAGTTGATTGAGTGACTTGATTGCTTTGTGAAGATATGAGAGTGTCGTTCCTTTGTTTCTATCTACAAGACCAGAAGTGCAATATGTGATTGCATCCTTTGCAATCTTGATTCCATTACTCGCACCAGTTGCTGCTGGATTTCCAGTTGGATATTGCGATTTTGGGTTATAAATGAAATACTCTTCGATTTCTGGGAAGTCATAATCCATAGGATTATCACTTCTCAATTTTTGAAAAACGTTATTATTCCTATCTCCAGGTTTTTTCTTTTCTTGTCTGATATAACGCATCTTCATTGCGTCAATATAACGCAATTCTTGAATACCTTCTTGTGGATTTTTTAAATCGATTACTTTATGATAATAAATTCGACCATCAATATACCAGTTACGATAAATCTCGTGTGCTTTTTTATCAAAATCTAAAAGATCAAGAATATATTTAAACTCTTTACGAATCTTATTTTTAATACCATCGCTTGCATTTAGATTTGACAGTTCAATTTCTACAGGACTGTCATTGCTATCCGAAACGATGGCCTCATTTACAATATCTTCAATAGCACTATCTGCTTCAGGGTGCAGTGCCATCTCACGATAACGCTTGATAAGATCAAACTCAGTTCTAAATACGCCCTCAATATCTACATAAGATCCAAAAAAACCACTACTCGCGTAATGGTCAACCCCGTCCTCATTGTTGGGAGGAACGGGGGAGACTGCTGACGGAGAAAGTGGTTCAGTGTCCTCAATTGAGAACCCAAATAATTTGGACATGATTTATTTTCTAAGTATTCCTACGACTATTTATTAGCCGTTACGAGTCGCGTTTCCGCCACCTACTGAAGGTGCAAGAATATTGAATGACTGAACTTGGAATTCTACAGTGAATTCTTCAATTGTATCGGTGCTATCGTAGGAAAGATCAATCTGAGATACGCTTGTTGGGAAAATATCAACAAACTCATACTCAGCAAGAACAGCATTGCTGCTTCCTGCATTGTCTCTGCTGCTTGGAGTAGATCCTCTACCTAACTGATAAACTTTTGCGTTTACCATGTATGCAGATGGATCAGTTGCTCCAAGGTTGTTAGAGAGTTTAGCGATTTGCTCCGACCACTCCTCAAATGCTCTTCTCAGTCTGAAGTCTTCATCGTTGATGACGGTGATTGTCCATGCATCAACAGTTCTATCTCCAGCAACTTTAAAGGTACGACCTCTAAAGGGAACATCGATTGAAGCGATATTTTGTGCAGGCAGGTTTGCTGCCTTACACATAAACTTGAAGATATCCGCATCCCAACCACCGACGCTGGCTGGGAGAGTTGTCAGTTCAACTTCAAACAGATTGGGGCGGGCACCGCCGCCAATCAGTTTTGATTTAAAATCGGAAATCGTTTGATTTGGTCTGGATGTTGCCATTGGTTTATCCTCCTGGGGTTATTTAGCGATATCTGATCAAACTCTACCTGCTACTTCTTCAAAACTTACCCCAGTACGGGTAGCAACGAAGGAGAGGGTAATGTAGTTAATAGACTTCGCGGGTTTCAGGAAGATGTCTGCCCTGAATTCATTATTATCAATAATGTCAGGAGTGTTGTTGGTGGTATCACAAACAACCAGGAATCCGTAGAGTCCTCTCTTTGCCTGAACATCGCGGAGATATGGTTCAACGATGTTTCTGAAGTTTGCTCTTGTTAACTCATCATTGAGTTCGAAGAGTTGTGCTTCTGCTGCTCTTTCAAGTGCCTGCTCAATTGTGAGGAACAAGCGACGGACGTTGATTCTATCGAATGCAGATGCATAGGAGAGTGCAGTCTTATCACCGAAGAGAACTGTTCCGACACCTGGTTTAGTGATAACGGAGTTGATTCTCAGAGGATAGAGTTTGTCTCTTTGTGCCTTGGTTGGGTTGTATGCAAGTTTGATTGCGTTGTTAATAACACCGCGTTGCTCACCTGCGGGCGAGAACCAAGGATATGCTTCGATCGATGTGCGAACCATCAATCCAGCAACGTCTGCGTTGGTTGGAATATAACGGAACTTATTGTTGAAACGATCATAAGTGAACTTATAACCAGTATCAAACACTGCATAAGATGAAGAATTGAGAACCGAGAAATATTGAACCAGGTTATCAGTTTGAGTGGTTGTGTTGGTTACATTAACCAAGTTTGCTCTGTGAGGACCAACGACAGCCATGCAATCCTTTCTTCCTTCTGCAAGAGAAATCAGATAGTTTGCTTTTGCCTGAGAGTCTGCCTCTGCACCCAAACCAGGACCCATAATCAGGTAATCAACAGCAACTTCATCTTTGTTTTCGAAGAGTTGATATGAGGTTTGCAGATTGCCCAGTGAAGTGGTCATTCCGCCATTATCTCCAGTAGCAGGAATTCCGCCACTGTAGTCCTTACCGCCACCTAATTGGTAAGTTACGTTACCGACTGCACTAAATCTTATGTCTTGTGCATTTTGTCCCCAGAGTCCATCTGAAGTGGTTAATGGGGTGAAGGAGAGTGATTTAGTTCCAGAGACAGAAGTAAATCCAACTGCTCTTGGTGCAGTACCGTGATGATCATCTGCTGCGCTTGATGGATTTCCGCCAGCATAGATATTTGCTGAGAAATCTGCAAGATACTGTTCGTACCAGATCTTCTGAGGAGCATTTACATTTGAAACTGCATCAACTGCCTTAGAAAGACCCAGGTGTCTCTCAAGAATGTTACCTTGAATTCCACTAATGGTTCCTTCGTCATCAACAACAACAACGTGGATTGCGTCACCAGCACCATTTCTGTTTGTCGAATAGATATTAGAAACTGGTTTTGGTGCAAGAGACTTCCAGTAGACTGTGCTGTTTCTCAGTCCAAGGGTTTGTTCGTCATACCAATCAACAACACTTGTTGCGCTGAGGGTATTTCCTACGTTGATACCTTCACTATTGACTCCAGAGGAGTTGACGAAGTATAATTCGTCGCTTGCTGCAAAAGATGCACCTCTGTTTGCTTCAGAGTAAGTAACTCTTGTTTCTGTAGCTCCGCCGCCGACTGTTTCTACACGAGAAACAATCTTGACATCGAAGGAACTTGCTCCACCATCAGCATCGGTCGTGATACCAGTGATGATTCCTTTCAGATATCCAACAAATGCGGTTGTGGTTCCAAGACCAGCAATGGTAGCGTTGATTCCAGTAGTAACACCGAAACCGATTTCAAGACCAGATTGTGAAGGTGCAGTGGTTCCGATTCCGATTGTCTGGTCAGCAAGATCGTCGATTGTGCAGACCTTCAGACCGTTTGCCCAAGAACCAGGGTTCTTTGCGGCATAGTTATAGTTTGTAGCTTCAGTATAGTTGTTAATGTAGTCGTCGTAGTTCTTGATCTTAAGAGTTGTGGTGCTTGCGATACCTACGCCAGCATTTGCGTTCTTAAGGTTGTCTCCATCAGTTCTAACTACCTTCAGAACTCCACCATATGAGAGGAAGGATGAAGCACTCATCCAATACTCATATTGCGAATCCGTTGAAAGTGGCTTACCGAAAACTCCGATAAGGTCTTGCTCAGTAGTTACGTCAATAGGATCATTGACAGGTCCAATTGGGAAAGGTCCCGCAATTGCACCAATGTTGTCCAGTACATTCTCAGCTCTTCCTACTGTTAAGTCAACCTCCCTTACCAGTACTCCAGGAGATAATTGAGGAGTCGCCATGTTTTTCTCCGTGATCTCAGTTTATCTGAAAATATTTATTAAAACCTATGTTTTCATGGGGGAAATGTGACGTGAACTACCAATCTGGATATTCCCATTTGTCAAAGATTCCAGATGTAATTCTACTAACCACAATTCTTTTGATAGTACAATCTTTACACTCATATGAATAAGACGATGCGACAGCGCCTCTGTCTTTTCTTGTTCTATAGAAATCTTCTACTAAATTTTTTATTTCTCCACACACTCTACACTTCCTGTCTTGCAGAAGAAGATGACCGAGTTTTATTTGACCATCCAAATCCATTACATATACTCCCACATATAAGATCTATCACCATACTCATCAGTAAACCATCTATCCCCATCACTATCAACAAATGATGAATCATCAAGACCATCACTTAAGAATCCAAAAGGAGCCATATCTTGTTCAATCTGATTTTTTTGTTCCTCATACAATCTTTTTCTTACGTCCTGATCAGTCAGTTCTTTAAAATAGTCCTGTGCGACCAACCAGGCATAGATAACCAAACACATTGCCAAGTCATCGTTGCAACCTTCTTCTGCTTCAAAAGAATTATGCTTTGAAATAAAAGTAGTCAATTCAGAAATAATCTCATAGTCATTAAATATGAGTTTATCTTCCTCAATCATTGTTTTGAGGTTGAGAGATCCGACTTTTTTGACAGTCTTACTCATCTTGACACCAAGTTGAGTTTTCTTGCCAGAGAATCCCTGTCCTACAATCTGACCTGCTCTACCTCTCATAGAACACATGAGCAAGTTTTGGTATTCAAGATCATATTGGAGAATGCTGGCTACCTGATCTCCAATATCATTAACTTCACATAAAATGAATGCATTGTTATAATTTTTTGAAACATCGTAAATGATGTTTGGAAACAGCATCGGTTTTATTTCATTGTTTCTATACTTCGCCACAACTCTGTGTGGAAACTGAGTTATATCAACAACCACAAATGCAGAATAGTCTTCTCCAACACCCCTTGCAACGTCAACAGTACAAACATAATCATGATTTTCTATCGGAGACTCATATACATCAAGTCCAGCACTTCTTTGTATAGGATTATCGTATATTAAAGTTCTTAGTTTACTTGGAGCAATCAGAGTATCGATAGATCCAAGAAATTCGCACTCAAATTCAACTTTGAACTGAGCTTCAGATGTGTTTGCAATGGTTGTCTCTTTCCACTTTTCATCTCTTCCTGGAACTTCACTCCAATGAACATCTGTGGGAATATATTCGTTCTTTTTCTTCTCCGCATCGTGCCACATGCGGTAGAAGTGATTCATTCCGTGTGGTGTCGAGACGATAATAACCTTCGTATTTTTACCAGAAGTAATAGTAGGATAAACAGAGGCAAAAAACGAATCAGCAACATGATTTGGAACGAATGCAAATTCATCCAAAAAGAGAATATTGAATGACATGCCTCGGACAGCACTTGCAGAAGTTGAAGCAGCAAGAATTTTAGACCCATTTTCTAACTCCAATGAACCTTTGTTCCAAGCAATGATACCCTGTTGCATCCACTTTGGTAGGTTTTCATATGCAGTTTGAAGTCTTCCAAGAAGTTCTCTTGCAGTGGCTGCTTTGTTTGCAAGAATACCAATGTTTACACTGTCATTAAAAACAGCATAGTGCAATAGGTAAGATACCACAGTCGTGGACTTTCCTGTCTGACGTGGCATCTTACAGATATTGAATCTGTTATTATGGAAATTATTGATTAATCTTTCTTGGAAATGATAAGGATGAAATTGAGTCAGACCCTCATCCAGAGAAACGATCTTAATATAATTGTTAGCAAAATAAACAGGATCGTCTTTACATTTCATAAACTCAAGAATCTGTTCTTGAGTAAATTCAATAGGAGTATTTGCTTTTTTTAGATTCGGATTACCAAGATATACATTATCACTCATAAAAAATTACCTTTGTTCAATCCAGTTAAGTACCGCAAGTGCTGCTTTGTTTGTGTTGGGAGATGCACAGGCAAGAGTGTAAGTATCACTGATTGTACCAATACCAGTTCTTCCAAGTTGCAGTGCTGCTGTATCATCAACATTAACCAGAGAGGCACCACCAGAAATCGTAAATCCTGAAAGAAGTGCTTGGCCTCCAGTGAGTGCAGTTGCTGTAGTATCATATTGCATAAAGGAGTTTGGATCTGGATGGTCTGTCCAACTCGCACCAGTCAAAGTTGCATTCTCAAAAAGTCTCCAATAAACATTCGTGTTATCGTTCGTTACTGCCTGCAGAGATCTCAGTAACATAACTGCCTGAAGTGCGGATGACTTAAGACGCAAACTGACGATTGGATAAAAAGTGTTTGCGTCAGTCATCGTTGTTCCAGTGATGTCATTTGAGACACTCAACAAAGTACCAAGTTTTTCTGGTTCACCTTCTTGGATCAGAGAGTTAGAGCCCTGATAAAGATAATGAGTTCCAGCAACACCAGTTACATTCTCAATCTCACAACGAATTGGAAGGAATGGACTTCTACACCAAACTAAATCATTGACATTTGAGTTCTCAAATTCATGGCTAACAATAGTCTCATTTTTCATTAACCAATTAAATGTTACACCACCTGCACCATACCATTCATAGTTAATGGAAATCATCTGCTGTTTTGTAGCATCAGCAGTTACACCAGTGTATCCATTACCATCAAACTTTTCACCATTCCAGTTTTCTCTGGTTACTCTTGTTTCTGTAGTGATACCAGTTGCACTGCTGCGAATTACATAAGAATATGTGCCACCATCATCCTCAAAGAAAGCACCATCAGTCTCATTAAACAATCCGAATCTTCTGCGAATACCGACTTGTGGTGCTTCCAGACGAATTGCAAATGCAAGAGTTGCTGGTCTACCAGGAATGTATCTCATTACCTGTTTAGTCTGTCTGACAACTCTACTACCAGCAGTAGATCCAACTTCCATAACCACATTACTGGAAGCGGTATTATGAGTAGCAGTTGCAACACCAGTGATTCTCTCATCCCAAACATCAGTCTCCTTACCATACTGGAAAGTATTGAAGAAAACTGTTTGGAAAGGAGCAACCTTTAGTCTGTTATTGTCAGAAAACTG